ATAATATATGAACATAATATAAATGAGTCGTCGTCAGCCACCTCTGAGTGGTTCTGAACCCACGTTCACGAACAGGTACTGGGGTACATCGATCGGTATAGGCAACAACAACTGCTACGCCTATGCTGTCGGTGACTATGAAAAGTATCGCCACCAAAAGAGTGTTCCAGGTGATAGAAGTGGACGCTCTAGGTGGTATCATTCGTACACGAACTGTAAGAACCTACCACAACGCGTCGTTTCTGATAATCCCAAAAAGGTGTACGTCGTCAAGGGAAATACGAGATGCAAGAAGGGGTACTACAAGGTCATGATGTTTGTGACTGGTAAGAAGAAGATGACTCCATTCAACAACGGAGACTTTCACTTCTACAAACAGCATGGCCTGGTGGAATATCGACCGAAAAACGGGGACACGAAGACCAGCATCGCCAAGTTCTTCAAGGTGTCACCGCGTAAAATACCAACCGTCGTGGTTGGCAAGATTATGAAGATACGAGTGAATGTCTTCAGTCATAAACGGGGTTGGGCTACTGGACCTTTACTGAAAGATGCGAAGGGACAGATCATCAAGGATCCTAGGACGGCGAATAGAAATTACGGTAGTTTAAATTACAATACATATTGCAGCTCATTCTGTGTCAAGAACAAGGGGATCAATGTCGGCAAGACTCGATCCAATATCCGAAAGAAGAGCATCTAGGTCAACGACGTCCTCGACGTCAAATGATATATCAAAGATATCCATCACGTTGAATATCATATCGTCATTCATCGATATGACATTCGATGTCGCGTTGTAATTGTTCTCGACGGTGAGTGTCACTTTGAAGTTGGATACATCGAACACCTTTCGACATTCTGGACATGTATTCTTACCTTGTTCTTTCCACTGCTCTATACAGTCTGAGTGAAACACATGTCCACATCGAAGTGGGGGATTGGTTCGGGTCATCCTAACCTGGTTTAGACATATTGAACACGTCGACATTTCCCTGGTTTACACAACTAAACTTTTTTTAATATATACCCGCAACCTTGAGGAGGGGCTTGTCACACCTCTGGCAGTTACCATCTTCAGCGACAACCTGTTGGTTGGTCACGATGTCAATCAGTTCGGGACCCTTGCTCTGGAGAAGCTGACGGTACTTGTAGTTATCGACGTAGTCGACTTCGTTGTTGGTCATGATGTAATTGTTCAGAAGTCGCGAGGACGTGTTGATGGTGAAACACCTCCCATCGGCCATACCAAGTCGTTGAGACATTTAGTATAAAATTAGAAATTAATTTGGTTGTTGACAATTGTCTTTGTCCATGAATGAAAATCTTTCTTCTTCAGTTCCTGGATCAAGTCCTGACATTTGTAACCCATGAACACATCAAATACATCAGTCACCTGGGTAGGTGACACCCTGATGTTCGGACATTCGTTGATATGATGATTAATAATGTTGTAGGCAAATGCAATTTCCTTGAGTGTCTCGGCACCAGTAATGATAACCTTCCCTGTGCTGAAGATGCTCGTCGTGATACGTTTCATATCCTCGGCGGGTTTGAACTTGATCTTCACAGCAGAATAGCGATCGGGTTCGAAGGATACTTCAAAGAGATCGTCACACATCTCGAAGTGTTGAGCCGTGAGATGGAGATTCACATTGTAGTTCAAACTGAAGTTTGAGTTGATCATCACCACCCTGAAGGTTTCGGGAGAGAGTTCATTTTCGAGACCGAGTACATCTTTGAAAAAGATGTTGAGGTTCTTGATGATACGTTGACAATCGAAAAGGTCTGAACAACCAGCAACTTGGATACTGCCATTGGGAAAAATCTTGATGGACTTGGTACTGTACGTATCCATGTACGTCAGGGTGACCTGATTGTAAAACGTCGTCGACGTCTTGAGTTTCCATTCAAAGGGTACTTGAGACTGAAAGTTCTTCATAGACTCGTTGGGTTCAGCGAATAAAGTCTTGATCTTTTCAATATCAATCTTTACTTCTTCGCTAAAGCCAGAAATCATCGTGATGGTCGTGATCTTTACCCAAGAAGGCATCTTATCGGATGGAAACGTACTCCTGAACTCATCGAGTGTCAAGAGGTACGAGAATGTCGTGTTTGCAACTGAACTATACATGGTGTATACCGTCTCTATATAACAATGATTACTTAGGTTAAAGAAATTAGTACTTTTTATTTTATGACCTCTATCCTTAAATCCGCCCACGTCATCCACGATGTAGAAGAAGATCGTTCCTACATCGAAATCCTTTATTCGAAATACGTCAACGACGAAGGATACAAAACATTCGTCGACTATCTAGATGCAGCACCAATCGGTGATTGGACCAAACTCGTGTCTAAAACTCAGGGAGTTCGGTACGAAAAGTTCATCGACACAATGATCGAGAAGAATGTCGAAACGCGTCAGAAAATGGCATCCATCATGCTTGAAAATATTTTGAGTTACGTCTTCAACAACATTCGTACACAAATTCGTGTCATGAACACGGTCAAAATCTTGGACCCCACATTTGATCCTCCGTACGTCAACAAGAGATGCTCTTGGCAAAAGGAGTTCGTCGGTACCTTTTGCAAAGAAATCTTACCTGATGTAATCGAACGCTGTACGAACGTCAATCGACTTGAACGTTTCTTCAACGTCTTACGATTAATAGAGCTAGAACTGTAAGGATCGCGACAATGAGCATCCACCTAGGAAACATCCTTTTTCCCCGAACCCTTTCCACGACAATCTTCTCCTTCTTGTAATCTGTAAATCCTGTGTCTATGTTCCTCTGAGGATACAGAGGCCTAGACATAGGACACAGTGGTTCCTTCTTAGGCCCACCCATAGGCATACCCCGGGAATACAATGGTCCTTCTTCACCCAATTGGAACTGGGCCTTCTGTTCATCCGGGTACTTGAAACTCGAAAATTTTTCAACGCGGCGAACGGTGCCTGGGCCTGAATTGACAAAGGGGTTAACCTTGTTCATCAAGGCGTCATCGTCGAGCATCCGTACACTCATCTTGATACTATGCTACATTATATTTTTTCGTCTTGACCTTCTGTTTATGTTCTGACCACATCTTATCTAGGTCTACATTCAACATGTGTGCGAGTTGAAACAGATAGCTGAACACGTCACCCATCTCCATCATGACGTCCGTCCCACGTTCCTTCTTCAGGTTCATCTTCTTGTATTTTTTCTTATACTGACGGATCGCAGATGCGAGCTCACCAAACTCTTCTGTGAGAAGTAGCCACACCGTGTCAACATTTACCTTGTCCCACCCCTTGGATTTACAAACCTTCTCAGTCTCACATTTGTAATAGTTTAAACTCATACTTACTCTACTAGCATGTATCAACTTTAATACACTTTAAGGATATGTCATTAAAAAGAGTATGACCGGTAAACGATATGCAGATCTATTTTGTGGATTAGGTGCATTTCATACAGCATTCGACAAATTGGACCAAGGGTACGAGTGTGTCTTTGCCTGTGACCTCGATGAAAGGGTGAGGAAGATCTATCACGATAACTATGGTATCGAACCATATGGGGACATCAATACGATCGATATCGAGTCCATACCGGATGTTGATATCATCTGTGCAGGATTTCCCTGTCAACCCTTCAGTATCGCCGGTAAAAAGGAAGGATTCAGAGATCAGGTCAAAGGAAATCTGTTTTATAAAATTCTGGAGATTATCGACGCCAAGTCTCCGCAAAAAATTATTTTAGAAAATGTAAAAAATTTGCACACCATTCACAATGGTGAAACATTTCGAATCATCATCTCGTCACTGGAAGACCGAGGCTACAAGGTCTCCTACAAAGTACTGGATTCTAAACACTATGGCTCCCCCCAGTCAAGACAGCGTATATACATCATATGCGACAAGGACACCAAGTATAAGTTTCGTCCCGTTAACAAACCTATCACACCAGTGTCCACGATCATCGATCACACCGTCAAAGACTTCTTTGACTACGAAGAAAAGTACATTCTCAAACCCGCAAAGGGTCGCATGAAATACACTCTCATGAATAAAAAAACGGGCAAGGGTGGGCGTCAAGGTGAGCGTGTCTACTCGATCGATGACTACGGGCCGACGATATGTGCATCATCGGGTGGTCCAGGGTCGAAAACCGGTCTATACGAAATTGATGGAAAGATTAGAAAACTTACCATCAAAGAGGCACTTCAAATGTCAGGGTTTAGCCCCGAGTATCGCTATGGACCCAAGGACAATATGTTGTTCTACATTGGTAACAGCATTGTCGTCAATGTGTTAGATGAATTACTACAGGATATGTAACATCCAACAATGATGGAACAATTTTGAACTGGATGTCATTCGCACTTTGACGTCCACCATCACCACCCTTACGCTGAAAAGTAAACGATGGTCCAAGTTCTACGACCGTTTTTGAATCCCTAATGGAGAAGTCGTACTGCATCAGTGATTCAATCACGTCGTTCATAGCCACAAACATAATTTTTTTTCGCACGGCGTCCCGTTTGTCCCATTCTGTTATACAGAGTACGTCAGGTTTTAGATGTCCATGCCCAAGAAGTGCATGTTCAAGTATTTCTCTTTTCGATGCATTAAGCGTTTCGATGATATCCGGACTGAAATGTTGTTTCTGTTCACAACGCTCCTTCAACAAGGATGAGATCGGTTGAAGTTCTGGAATGGCTGCGACGAGATTATCCACTGTTCCCCTTGAAATCTGTTGAAATTGACCAGTTTTACTCTTTTTTACCTGTATGTTCATCTGACCATTCGTCAGGTCGACCTTACTTCTACGATCATTGTTGACTCGAAAGTCGTTTTCGATATATGACGCCACCCACTTTTCTTCACTGTATCCCCTCTTCGCTGTCGAGGCGTTGACCCGCTTCTGTGAAAGATACAGGAGATTTACGGCTCCGATAAGAATATCCATGTTTTTACATACCGATCTGGTTGGACTTAGGTATTTTTTTACCTGTTGTACTCGTGTTGGTGGGACGATCCATTGGCCGAGCGGTGCTCTCAATATCTTGAACATACCCTATATATTGTGATACACCGGTTTGAATTTGACCTAACGCGGTATCGATCACGATCTTGTTGAGACCCCTGACCTGGGCCTGAACCCTTTGGTGGTGATCACCAGCATTGTTGATAAAGACCACACGCATGATGGCAAACAGGTCGTCTGGGTTTTGATAATCAATCGAGATCCCAGTCTTGTCCTTGAACGCCTGACGAATACCCCTCTGTAAGAGATTTGTGTTGAAGTCAGAAAAGAACAGTGTGTTCAGGGGAGTCGAGCACTGCTGAATAGACTTGACTTCCATTTTATATAAGCCCCGAAAAAAAACTATTCGTAAATACTAAACGATGAAGTTTGCTGACTTTGACGAAGCCTACACACCCACGATCAACAACGTCAACCCAGAGCCCGTATGCAAGAGTGGCGAATGCTTCGTCGCGTCTTACCCCCCTGTCGCTCCCCCAGGTGAAGTTGGCCCTTTCTACACCAACACGTACCTTTTACAGTCCGACCGCCGTAAGGAAGTCGCTGGCCCTGTTCCCGTCCGTAGTCGCGATTTCAAGTAAGTTAAAAATAATGTAGGTATGATAGATAATGAGGGTCACTAAACGTTCCGGTCGTATTGAAGACATGAAGTTTGACAAGGTCACAAGTAGAATTTCAACACTCACTGATGGTCTCTCTGAAAATGTTGATTCTTCCAAGGTTGCTCAACAGGTTTTCTCTTCCATGTACGACGGTATCACCACCCACGAAATCGATACGTTATCGGCAGAAATTTGTATCGGTATGATCACATCAGACCCCGACTACGAAGTTCTCGCCACTCGTATCGTTGCCAGCAATATTCAGAAAAATGCCCCCAACACCTTCCACGTTGCGATGAAAAAACTTGCTTCGAGTGGTATCGTCACGAACGAAGTTGTAGAAGTCGCCGCACAAGTAAAGGACCACATCAAGAAGGAACGTGATTTCGATTTCGGGTACTTCGGTCTGAAGACACTCGAAAAAAGCTACCTCCAGAAGGCGGATGGTAAAATCATGGAGACGCCTCAGTACATGTTCATGCGTGTATCCATCGGTATCCACGGTAAAGATATTCCAGCTGTCATCGAAACCTATGACATGATGTCCCAGGGTATGTTCATTCATGCGACACCAACTCTGTTCAACGCCGGTACACCTCGCCCACAGATGAGTTCATGCTTCCTCATCGCCAACAAGGAAGATTCGATCGATGGTATCTACGGAACATTGACTGAATGTGCACAAATCAGTAAATGGGCCGGTGGTATCGGTATGCATATTCACAATGTCCGAGCCAATAAGTCGCGAATCAGGGGTACCAACGGGCAGTCTGATGGGATCATTCCGATGCTTCGTGTCTTCAACTCGACCGCTCGCTACGTAAACCAGGCTGGTCGCCGTAAGGGATCCATTGCGGTTTACCTCGAGCCATGGCACTCGGATATCATGGATTTTTTGGAACTGCGTCTCAACCAGGGTGATGAAGAAGCTCGTTGTCGCGATCTCTTTTCGGCCCTGTGGATTCCAGACCTTTTCATGAAGAGGGTCGAAGAAGGTGGGAACTGGTCCCTCTTCTGCCCGGATAAGGCACCTGGGCTTTCAGACTGTTACGGTGAAGAGTTTGAAGCTCTCTACAAAAAATACGAAGAAGAGGGTCGTGCGAACGAGTCTGTTCCAGCCACCGAAGTATGGAAGGCGATCCTAAAGTCTCAATCTGAGACTGGGACTCCCTATATGCTCTACAAGGATTCCTGTAACGCTAAGTCGAACCAAAAGAACCTTGGTGTTATTAAAAGTTCGAACCTGTGTACAGAGATCCTGGAGTATACCAACAAGGATGAAACGTCGGTGTGTAACCTGGCGTCGATCGCCCTTCCCAAGTACGTCAACAAGGAGACGAAGACCTTCGACTACGACAAACTTCACGAGAC